ACTGGTGGTTGATACGTTGGTGGTGTGGACGGTGGTGTGAGCTTACCCCAGCCAGGTGGTAGGGGTACATCGTCTACTGGTGGTTGATACGTTGGTGGTGTGGACGGTGGTGTGAGCTTACCCCAGCCAGGTGGTAGGGGTACATCGTCAACTGGTGGTTGATACGTTGGTGGTGTGGACGGTGGTGTGAGCTTACCCCAGCCAGGTGGTAGGGGTACATCGTCTACTGGTGGTTGATACGTTGGTGGTGTGGACGGTGGTATGAAAGGCACGTTTGCTCTACCGCCCGTACCCCAGCCAGGTGGTAGGGGTACATCGTCCACTGGTGGTTGATACGTTGGTGGTGTTATTGCCTCATGGCCCACGAAGCCAGGTGGTAGGGGCACGTCATCGACGTTTGCTGCTATACCATTGACCGCACCAACCCCCGTAGGAGCCCCGTTAGCTGCTACTTCTGATGGTATAGTGGGCGTACTACCTACATAGTAATCTGGATTCACTAACGCTTCCTGCCCAGTAAGATGTCCTAGCCAATCAACGTTAGTAGCAAATGGATTTTCCGCAAAGAACCTGTTTTGGGCACGTTGTAATCCCGCCTGACGCATCCTCCCGTAAATAGACCCCGCCCTAGGATCGAATGTAGCCAGCCCGAGTATATTTCTAACGGACTCGTCCACTCCTAACGGGCCGGTTTCGTACCACCTATCATACGCGGCCTGAGCGTCCCTTGGATCGATCCCTATAGATTCTAGGGCTTCGGGTCTACCCTGACCGTATGTTCTAGCGACATTTATCATTTGCTCCCACTCAGGCCGGGCTACCCCAGGCACCCCCTGCTGACCATAAAACCTGCTGCCGCCCTCGACTCCATCTTCTCCCATGAGCCACTTTTGGAACCCCTCCTCCGATCTACCCGCAGCAGGAAAGGACATTTGATACTGGCCCATAAGCGGATCTTGTAACCTAGATACCAGACGTTGGTGTAAGTCACTGCTCTCTAACGATGGGAACGCCGCCCTAGCGGCCATACCGTATAGGCGTTCGAGTCCCACATCCTGCCAAGGATCTATTCCATGAGCTAACGTGGGTTCAGTAGCACCCCGCCCAAGTCCGTAATTAGGTCCTGTGTCGGTCCATTCCCACTCGCCTGATTGTTGATTCCACTGATAAGGCACTATAAGCCTCCTTTTGTTGGGTCCGTAGCGCTAGGCGTAGCTGCCCACTTCCCGCCTACATTCTCACTAAGCCAAGCGGCAAATCCTCTCCTATCCTCGTCTTCTGCCCATAGCTGCTCTTTATAAAATCTATCATATAGTCTATCTAGACCGCTCGTCCTCATCTGATTATACGATCCTTTAGGATCCGAGGCCCCCGGCTTTCCGCCTGTTATATTGCCCACAGCCATCGCCGCGTAGTATTCGTTACTTCTTCCCTGGCCTAAAGGACTAGGATCATATATATCCAAAATAATCCTATTCCTAAATGGTCGGGAAAGAGGATCGTACTCCAGAGAGTTTGCCGCCGTGGTAAACACTCTTTTATTACCCTCTGTTAGTCCTTCGGAACCCAGCTTTACCAGATACTCCCAGTTATCCTTCTGAGAATCCTGATCGTAAAACTCCTCGGGCGATTTTTGATACGACTCCATAAGCCATCCAGGCCATTCGTATCTGTTATCTTCGGGGCTGCCGCGTTGGCCGTATCCAGTAGATGCTTCTCCTGCCTCGGTATTAAACTCTTTCGGTCTATTAAGATACCTTTGTAAATACCATCTACCACGAGACGGTCCATAACTCAGTTCCAGCCTAGATCTCATCATAGGCGCGTTAGCATTAGCGCCTAAGTACTTCTGGGCTATAGCATCATACGCGTTAGGGGCGGTAGCCCCATAAACACCCTCTGGTACATTCTCTATTAACTTTTTAATACCCTGTGCTGTGATTGTCGTAGGTGTAAGCGGACTTTCGGCTTCTTCTCCTTCCCCCATAGGTGCTGCCAGAGCCGCTTCTACTTGGGATTTTTCTGCTTCAGCGGCTCTTCTAGCCGCGCTAGGAATAGGTATTGCCCTGGGGTCCATGAACTCGTGGGGTAAAGGTACCTCTCCCTCTTGGGTGACGTCCCACATACTAGTCCCTTGTCCTATCTGCTTATAAGAAACGGGAGGAAGAACTTCCTGTTGCAGGTTAGGCATAGTAGGAGCAAGGCTATCTTCAGCCTTATTTAGGAGCCGTAACTCTGCCCATATTTCTCCTGTACTAACACCAAAAGCCTTAGATAGCTCTAATACTTGTTTATCTAGATGGGTACTAAAGTCAGCTACTTTGAAGCTTTCCGAAGGACGTACCGGCATTTTACTTATCCCCTAAACGAGGCTTCTGGGAACGAGGCCATAAGAGCCCGAGCCGCTTGTTTAGCCCTGTTCTTTCTGCTGGATTGTTCTACTCTTACCATGCCCTCCAAATCAGTGTTTACTTTCTGGTTAGCCGCCTTCGACGCCATCATGGCTGCTACTGGCGGAGGCGCTCCTGCCTTCATGGCCTGTAGGTATTCGGGATCAGGGCCTTTAGGTCCTGGTGTATTGGGGAGTTTCCCCTGTTTCGCCAGCTCTGCCAGTTCGATCAGCTTGGGGTCTATATTACCAGGCCTTCCCGGCGCGCCCTGCCCCATCATCTGCTGTACGAACGGAGGAGTAACCCCAGTCATAATATCCTGTGGCATAGATCCAAAGGCTTTAATAAGATCTTGTTCCTGCTTTTTAGTAGGCATTATTACCCTCTCGGCCCGACTAGGCCTATTCTACGTAACCGTTCTCCTTCTGACAACGCCCCAGGCCTTGGTTGCCCAGGCGGTCCTACCGGCCCTGTCGGGGGAGTAGGCATAGGGGGCGGAATTCCCGCTGCCGCGGGCGGCATCATCTGAGGCGGAGGCATAGGAGGAGGACCTGGAGGTGGCGGCGGAGGGCCTGCAATATCGGATGGCACATTACCGTTCCCCGCAGAGGGAGGTCCCGGGGGCATTCCCTGACCGCCGCCTTGTAGAGTATCCGACATTTTCCTAGCTTTAGCAAATAGCATAGAAACCAGCTCTCCGAAATACATCTGTGCCAGGTCTTCTCTGCCCTGTTTCATAGCGGCCTGGTACAGGGACCATATCCCTGCTTCCGGCAGGGTACGTTCAGCTATTTGTTCTTTCACTGCGTCTTCTATCTGGTCAGCGTCTTGTATACCCAGGATATTATCTCTGATCCAGAGGTCTGGCATCAGAGGAGTTGGCCCTTCTCTAGCTATCTGGGCCATACCGTAACGAGACATATCGTCTTCAGGCAGTTTCGGAGCGACCTTTATCTCGGGGTCTCCTCCGTCTCGTATCCTCTCGGGGGTGATCTCCTCCGAGAAGTACATCCTGTTATTGTCCTGACCGCTTAGTTCCACTGCTTTGAACGATCCAGTCTGGTACTGGTCGCACAGAAGGTTAGATATTTGCGTATACGCGCTCTCTACGGCCTGGACCCTAGGTATCAGGACTGTCTCTACCCCTTGTCTGAGGGTATTGATGGCGAATCCTGACAGTTGGAACTGTAGCTCCCCGTATACCGAGTGAGGTACAGACCCTCTCTGCATCTCTCCCGACACCAGACCCATGAACGCCCCTGACTCTCTAGCCATTTCGAGTAGTCCCAGGGGTTCGATATCTTCCCCTTGCCCCAGAGATATCTCCGTACCTTCCTGATACGGGTCTTCGTCCAGGGTTTTAGCGCCGTCCCTGCTCCTAACTTTCAGCCCTTGTTTTCTGGAGCGGGCCGTCAGCTCTAGCATAACGGACATCATGAAGTTATGTTTCTCGTACAGGGCTCTGGTGGACTTGAACACCGACTCCCCATAGTCTTCCAGGGTATCTTCTATAGAAGACCATTCCATAGACTGTACCAGGGGAGTTGCTCCTACCGGCCCAAGAAATACTGGGACTTGTTCCGCGCCGTGGGGGGTTTTCTTCTTAATAAACCTCCCAGGGACAACAACGACGTTGCTTTCGTTGTCATAGTAGTCATAGACAGCGACGCCGTCGTCATCGTCCCTGCCATCGCCGAGACGCACACCGTATTGGCTTTCGATCTCAGTTCTAGTTTTCTTGATCTTATAGCAGGCCCACGCTAGGCCGTCTGCCCCAACGCCCCAGTACGTGTGCATAGGATCCCACGGTGTTATATCAATGACGGTGGTTCCGTCCTTTTTCTTAACAAGCATAGCCCTTCCCGAGTACCAACCCCTTACGGCTATATACCATGCGAGTTGGGATTTCAGGGAGGGAACGAGTCTATTTCGGAGCCTATCGTTAGCGGATCTAAGCGCCCCTATAATAAACCTCTCCTTATCGTTATTAACCGCCCTGGTGTTACGGGGGTTACCGTTAGGAGGGATACGTATTACCAGGTCTGCGCCTGTCATCCACGAGATAATCTTATCCGCGTATGTCTGAGGTTCGTTAGACGTATACGACTTATACCCGTCTCCCGCGTCGTACTCTTCCAGCTTATAGAGCTGATGATCAGCGTCCATGCGGTTACGTAGCGGGTGGGTAGATTCGTAATGAGCGTCTACCTTATCGATAATATCTTCTGGTTTTAGCCTTGCCATATTTGCCCCGGTTAGTTTGTGGTCCAGCGTTTAACTTTGATAAAGTCCTTACCGTTAACGTATCCGTACCCGAACCGGCTTACCAGCCCGTATATGACCGCTTTAACGGCGTGATTGTTCTTATCTTCGGGCGTATCGCCCACTATATTCCCTTCCCTGTCGGTTTTCCACCTATAAGCCCTGGTCTGTCCGTCGAAAGGGGAGGGGACTGCGCCGAACTCCGATAGTATCCCTCTGCATTTAGGGGAGAAGGTTACTTTAGGTCTGTGCGTGACTGGGTCAGGCTTTAAGAAACCTTTAAGTCTCTCCGTTCCTTCGTTGATCCGTATCTTCTGGGCGTCCAGGTATATCCCCGTTCTGTCCATCCACAGCTCTGCTGGAGCTGACATAGCCTGGTGCTGATACCCCGCGATATCGATAGTTCCCGAGTGTACGTCCTTCCACCACGGCTTATTGGTCACGATATCTATGATACCGTCCGTAGTGAGTCCCTGCTCGTACACCTCGTCGAAGACACATATCTGATCGTTAATATCTTGAGCCGCCATTACGGCGTATGCTCCTGCGTATCCTGGGTCCATCCATAGGTAGACCGGTTCTCCCGGCACCCATTCGGCTTCTTCGTCCACGTGTATATCCGTGCGGAACTCTGCGAACACGAGACCTGTAGGAGGGGACGGGATCCCCTGTATACGCTCCATAAAGAACTCGTCCGAGGCTTGTGTCCGCAGCTTTTGTATCTCCGGGTCATTAATACCCCCTGGGTACAGGTAAGCGTTAGAATAGCTCGGTAGCGAGAAACTCTCCTCATCTTCTGTAGGCATCTGCCATGAGGAGAAAAGTTGGGGATACCATCCTAGGGACCCCTCGAAAGTACCTGACAGGAAGAGCCAGCCCCGTTTAGGCGCTACTCTACCTCTGAGTCTATAGAACGAGTTAAGATCTAACTGTGACGCTTCACATCCAAGCACCCCGTCAGGGGCTCTCATAGCGAGTGTTCTGGGATCTTTCGCCGATTTAGTCTCTATCCTGGTACCGTCAGCGAGTACGATACGTCCCGGGTCCACCCTCTTAGTGACCTCTTCCAGTATCCCCAGAGCCGAGAAATCCTCTACCAGGTAGTCGAACTCCGCTCTTGTGCGTTCGTAGTCCGCAGCTACCAGCCAATAGAGCCCTTTTCCTTCCGTCTCCAGGAATCTCGACACCAGATACTTAGACGCCACCATACTCTTACCGGCCTGCTCCCCGCCAGCAACCAGAACAAACCGTTTTCTGCAATTAAGAATATCCGCCTGGAGCTTCGTAGGTAAGAAGTCCAGTTGCGAGAATATATACTGCGTGATAGCGGGACTATTAGGCGGCCTAGCCCCTTGTAGTTCCGCTGTTAGAGTTGCCATCAGATCTCCTAGCCAGGATCTTCTGGGCCTCCGCCACCGCTTCTTCTCTCTCTATCTCTGACTCCGTCCTAGTTTCCTTCTTCTTCTTACCCTCCTTAGACGCCTTGATCCCCTTCTTCAACCACTTCCTCCACTCCGCCATCATCTCCTTAGCGGCATCACTACCAGCGCTCTGATCTTTCCTATAC